TGGTCTAATACTCTCGTCCGTTTAGAGTGATTTCGTGAAAAAGGCACCTGTCAGACCAGCAAAACAGAGCCAAACGGCAACCGTCGCCGAGCTCGCCAAACGCTATGGCTGCGACATCCGCACCATCGCACGCTGGCGCAAAGAGAATGCACCGCTCGGAGATCCAGCCGCGATGGCTGGCTGGCTCTCTGAGCGACGCATTATTCCTCCAGGCTCAGCGGCTGCGATGGGTGGCGTGGCAAGCATCACCGACTTGGCCAGTGCTAAGCTTGAGAAGCTAATCCTTGAGTGCAAAAAGCTCGCCTACAAGCTCGAGGTGGAGCAACGCAAGCACATCCCAATCGACGAGGTTCATGCCGACATGATCCGCATCGGCAACGCGACGAGAGCCGAGTGTCTGCGCCTTTTGGCTGACGCTCCCGGCTGGGTCGGTCTCGACGAGTCAGCCATCAGCCAGCGCGTGACTGATTGGATGACAACGCTTTGCACGACGCTGTCCGACGACATGAGCAAGCTCTACAAATGACCAGCACGCTACAGGCTTGGTGCTCTGCTTGGACTCCCCAAGACACGCGATCAGTCAGCGATTGGGCCAGCGATCACGTCACGATCCCAGGCTCAGCTCGGTCGCGTAAATTCGATCCGATGTCGTCGCCGTGGCTGCTCGAGCCACTGCAATATTTCGGAGACAATCGAGTCCGCGAACAGGTGCTGATCATGCCGACCGGCGCAGGCAAGACCACGGTGTTCGACGTCTGCATTCCGCATGCGATCGCGGAGAATCCCGGCAGCATTCTGCTCGCAATGCAGACGGATCCTGACGCACGCGAGCACATGGAGGATCGACTGATGCCGATCCTTAAAGCCTGTCTGCCATTGGATCCGATGTTGTCCACGATCAACCGACACGCTGCCAGAAAAGACGCGATCATCTTCCCTCACATGTCGCTTTATTGCGGCGGCGCGAACAAAAATAACTTCCAACGCAAGAGCGTCCGCTATGTGTTTTTGGACGAGGCTTGGCTGATCAAACATGGTCTAATCGAGGAGGCTAGAGCCCGGACGCACAACAGATGGAACAGCCGGGTGGTCATCGTCTCGCAGGGTGGGAGCGAGCACATCATCCTCGGCAATGAGCGACGCTCGACCGAGTTGCACGAGGCATGGATGCGGACTGACAGACGCGAGCTGGCGATGGTCTGTCCTGATTGTCAGGCACTTAGCCAGTGGTCATGGAAGCATCTGCTCTACGACAATCCCGATGGCGAGATCGATGAGCGGGCAGTCAGCGAGTCGGCACGGTATCGCTGTCCTGAGTGCATGACCGAGTTTGCTGATCGACCAGACATCCGACGACAACTCTCGAGCACAAGCACTTACATCGTCACCAATCCAAACGCGCTCAAGGGTCATCACGGCTGGCATGCGCCAGCAATGGCGATGAGCCACGAGCGATGGGGCGATCTTGCGCTGGGCTGGGTCAGAGCACAGGCAGCGATGCGGACCGGAGACATCGAGCCACTCAGGATCTTCGTCACGAAACGACTGGCCGAGTTCTGGAAAGAAGCCGACGACGCTCCTGACATCGTGCTCGGTGGGAGTGGCTACACCATCGGCGATTACATGGGTGGCGAACTGATCGATAACGAGGCGCACAGGTTCTGCGCGATCGATCGTCAGCGCGATCACTTCTGGGTCGCGGTCCGTGCGTACCGGCACGACGGTTCGTCTAAGCTCTTGTACTTCAACAAAAGCCTGACCATCGAGGCTGTGCGCGATGTGCAGACGCGCTACAAAGTCATCGACGATTACACCGTGGAGGATGCCGGTCACATGCCGACCGAGGTCTATGCGGACTGCGCTCGCTATGGCTGGATCGCGTTCTTCGGCGACTCGGTTGATGGTTACGAGCACCTAAGGCGAGGTGGTCAGCCTGTCAAAAAATTCTTCTCGCCGATCAAGAAAGCGATGTCGCCAAGTGGCAAGATCGTCCGGTATTTGCGATGGTCAAACGAGAAGGTTAAAGACATCCTGTTCAATCTCTTAGCCAGACGAGGAGCAGCCTTTGATGCGCCAGACGACATTGACGACCTCGCTCAGAAAGAGGCTGAGCGATACTCGCAACAGATCCGATCCGAGGTCAAAAGGGATGTCGTCAACGCCACGACCAAGGCCATCGCGCAAAGGTATGTCAAGACGCGCAGGCACAACCACGCTGTCGATTGCGAGGCCATGACGCTGGTGCTCGCGCTGATCAAGGGCTTGGTCGGTCAGTCGATCGAGACTGCCGAGTAAATTGAGTTGCAAAGCATTGTTTGACTACTCGATGCAGATCGGTATCGTTCTGGCATGGCCCCACTCACCTATCCTCCCACATTCGCGAAAACCATCTGGCTACCTTATCCAGAGTCCAGCTCCATCGGTGCACTGATCGCCGACGCTGCCAGCACGCTAGCTGAGTTCGTTGCCGATCGTCGCAACTGGGTCAGCGCATCAGGAGTCGTCTACACCGACGCAGACATGCAGTCGCTGTGGCAAATGATCGTGCTCCAGAAGCAACGAGTGCAGTCCTTCTATCTCGTCAGTCTCGGCGCATTCCCTGCGCTGGATCCTGCGATGGCCTCGCTCCGCTAAGGCGAGCCAGCGTGTCAACCGCGTTGACAGGCTGGCAAAGGCATGGCCGCAAATCTCGACGAACTCATTCCCAGCCTGGTGCGCTGGGGCTCCCACAACGGACTGGCTGCGCTCGAGCAACTAGCGATGGGCCAGTGGGATAAGCTGATCACAGCCAATGGTCGGCAAATGATTTCGTCCAGCGTCAACGGTCAATCATTCACCTACAGCTTCGCGCCTGGGCTCGATGTCAGCACCATCATCGCGGCGGCTGACCAAGCCTATCGGCTGACCTACGCGCTCAACGAGACAGGTCAACTGTCAGCTTACCTGACCACTCCTCGCATGCGTCGCACCTACGCAATTTTCAACACCGGCGTCTCTGCTCTCTAATCATGGCCACACCAATTATCGACATCTACGGCAACCCGATCACGACTCGGCTGATCAACGGCGCAGAGCAAAATTCGTCAGCTCGACCAGCGATGCGGACTCGCGTCGAGTCCATCAAGGATGCCGTGCCGATGACCGACTGGCGCACCATCCTCAGCGTCAGTCGCAGGCTCTTCGCCAACAACGGCATCATCCAAGGTGCTCTATCGCAGAAGGCTATGCACGCCGTCGGGTGCGCTTGGAATCCTGTGTTTCTCGGTGCGGATCGTGCATGGGGTGTGGAGGCATCGCGCTGGCTGGAGGAGGAGTGGTTCCCAACCTGCAATGTGCGCGGCGAGGTCTACGACTTTCGGACCATGATTTATTTGAGCTCGATCAATATCGACCGAGACGGTGACGAGGCTGAGATCCTGACCGAGACCACAGACGGATTTCCGCAGATTCAGACCATCGCCGCCGACAGGATCGGCGACAGGGGCAACTACAACAACAAGGTCCAGAGTGGCGAGTATAAAGGCATGAGCATCAGCATGGGATGCATCACCAACTCGGTCGGCAGGACGGTCGCATATCGTGTGCTCGGCGAGACTGAGCTTGACGATCGCGATGTCTCTGCTCGTGACATCGTGTTCAACTTCGACCCGCTTTACGCTGACCAGTTGCGCGGATTCCCGATCTTTTCTCATGCGCTCAATGACTGGCGCGATGCTGACCAGAGTCAGTATTGGGAGCAACTTGCACAACTCATCGCGAGCTCGATCGGCATCATCGAGCAGAACGAAACTGGCAGTGCAGACACAAGCGATCCGGGCTTCACGCTTGGCGGAGTAAACAACGAGATCAGAGAGACTTCGACCGAGACGATGATGGGCGGCATGGTCCGTTATTTCAAGGCTGGCACAGGCTCAAAGCTGGAGTCGTTCCAGAGCAACAGGCCCGGCGATGTCTGGGATTCCTTTCAGGATCGGATCGCCAGAAAAGCACTCGGTCCAGTCTGGCCGTACAGCCTGTGCTGGAAACCCGACGGCATGAACGGCACGCAGGAAAGATCGACCATCGAAAACGCCCGCAACCTGATCGAGGATCGGCAGGAGCTGCTTAAGCCGAGGGCCAAGCGCAAGGTCGGCTACGCGATCAGCAAAGCGATCAAGCTCGGTCTGATCCCGCCTTACACCGGACCGGACAAGGGTGGATTTTTAAAGTGGGGATTCACGATGCCAGCAAAATTCTCGATCGATCACGGTCGCGAAGATCAGCAGTGGCGCGAGAATTACAAGATCGGCGCAGAGAATTTGTCGTCGTATCTCGAGCGGTCTGGCGGCATGACATTTGAGCAACATCAGACGCAAAGGACTGACGAGCTGGCCGACATCATCGCTCGTGCTCAAGAGCTTAGCGATCGCACCGCTGTCCCATTCGATACCTGCTTGTCGCTGTTCACTCAACGCACCAGCGTCGGCAATGTCCCTGGTGGCCGATTCGGATCGGAGCTGCCGATGACCGATCA